CCCATCTGCAGCAATCTGTCACCACTAGGTATACTCACCTTCCCCGAATAACCGCTCGTAGTGACCGTATGACCGTAGACGTCACCTAGGAACATACAGAGGAAAGGTGTGGTCGCAGGCCCGTTGTCAACAGGAGGATTATAGATAGGGACACCCGTGCCAGGTGTTATTCCTACGCTTGCGCCCTGGTTAGTAAATATCTCTTGCTTCAAGTCACCCGTCTTATATTTAAGATAACCAGGAGACCAGACACCAGTTGGTGTTTGCCCAAAAGAAGGAGATGGATCGTCAAAATTGATGGCTGGAGCCATATCAACCCAAGTCCTCTGAGCAGTAGGCGAGTATGCATTCGGTAAAGGCGTTCCCAAAGCCAAAGTGTCACTGTCCACGAGCCATACCGAGTGCCTGAAAGTGGCACCCGGATCAGAACTATGACCATATCCGTGGATCGTAACAGTGTGTTCGGACCAGAACTTGGGTACGACCTGCTTAACGTTGCAAGCTGGATCAGTCGGGCCGCCGGATGAACCCGAAATAGGCAGAGAAATGACGGTTATTACAGGAGATGCCTTGAAATTGACAACATTATAATTAGTTAACATCCTCACGAGAGGGCGCAGATACGACTTAGGTTCAGTACTCATCAAACTATACCTTGCTGTGCCAATTGTTTATTACGTTTAGCCACCAAACTTTGCAGAGAAGCAAGTTGTGAAGGAGTTGCAGGTGTCAAGTCGACAGCTGGACTTAGAGGTACCGAGACAACACTAGGGCTAAGAGTGTTAGAATCGCGCCCTCCGTACACGGCAGACTCTGTGGCAGCAGGAGGTAAAGCAGAACCTAGTGGCCGGGCGGCCTCAGTTTTACCACGCCTCAGGAACTCAGAGACAGTCGAACTTAGAAACGGATTTCTTTGCGGCTGAGAGGATTGTTGAGTAGCCAGATCCTGAGGCTTACGACCTTTTGGAGCAAAAACAGGTGCGGGCGTGTTTAGAATAGGTTGTTGCTGCTGTACCTGTACTCCTGTCGGTGGAACAGTTCCAACTCTGACCTGAGAAGCGTAAGAGATAGGAGGAGGCAAAGCTTTTGGAGGACTTATCTGCGGTTGGGTTTGCTTGGGACCTGAGGGAAAAACTGCCGATAACGAGTGTGTGATCGGGTCTTTCAATACATTTCCTAGGTGACCCACCTTACCAGTTAGAGAAGCTACAGACTTACTGAGGGTGGCTACCGTACTAAGAGAGCTCTGCATACTATCGACCTTAGCTGTCAGCGCCTGATTCGTTGTCTCGATGACGGTGACAGTATCTAGAAGTAAAGATATAGCGTCGTTCGTCTCCTCAAGCATGAGTTGTTGCTGCGCGACAGACGAAAGGGCCGAAGCAGCATTTGTGCTCACGGTCTCGACCTTCGTGTCGACGTCGCTGACGGCCGAAGCAACGCTCTCTATTACCCCGGCGATGTCAGAGATATCCTGCAAAGTACCGTCAAGCGACATAGCATCCTTGACTTCATTGGCGATTGACCCGAAGTAGCCTATACTCTTCCCCTGATCCTCGAGAGACTGCGTCAGAGTCTGCATCTTACGCTCCAAAAAGTCAAGCTTGTTCTGCATCAAAACCTTCTCCCTAATAGATTCCTCTAACGCCTCGGCCAAGCTGGTGTTAGTAGCATTGCATACCTCAATGTCGGCCACAAGTCTGGGTATTAACGCAGACTCTGTTTCCAGTTTGGCCAGACGGGACATCAGCGTCTTCAGAGTGTCGGCCGTAGCAACATCCGACGAGACAACTGTTGTGAAACCTTCCGTATCCGACACGGATAACTGTACAGTAGGCAAGACGTAAGCAAAGCGTGTGACGTTAGAAGTATAAAACTTAGAGTACACTTCTTTGCCCTCTTTAACAGCTACCTGCTGGGGTGTAGGCATTATAAGGGTTCCTGTCCTTTTGTAACCTTTAATCTGCTCACGGGCAAAAGTTTTTATGTCATCCAGATTCTTCGGTACAAAGTCCTCAGCCAACTCGACCCAACCATCACCCTGGCTGCAGACTATAAAAGCATACCTACCTGCTTTTGCGAAAGTCTGAAAGTCTTTCGGCGGCAGGCAGGTGACCGTTTGACCGGCATCAGACTTAAACTTAATCCTTGGGCCGGTTACGCACTTGGTGACATCTGCACCCTTCGCAGAGCTGTCAGCAATCGTTG